ACTCCTGCTGATGAAGAATTATTACTAGAGAATGCCTTAAATGGTGCTCGGGATAATGTTTTCGTTACTAACATGACGATTAACAAAGCAGCAGGGATTCCTTGGGCTAATATACCTAAAGGAATGTTGAAAAGTGATTATCTGCATATGGAACTTGATAGAATTGTGTTTAATAATTCACTTGGTCAGGTTTTGAAGAAACGAGTTCTCTACAAGTTGAAATCAGCTAAAGAAGGGAAAAGAGTTATATCTTTTAGTAATTCAAAAATAAAAGATGCTCTTATCAAGAAGAAAGCTGTTTCAATTGGTAAAGTTCGAGTTTTTCACTCAATACCAGTGGACAAGATAATCGCTGACTCAGCGTTGTTCGGAAATTTTAAAGAAAGTTTCCAAAGATTATACATAGATGCGAATCACGCTATAGGTGTGAATCCTCATTCGAAGAGCTGGGGTCTTATCTATGATAAAATCACTCAACATCCTAATTATTTTGATTGTGATTTTGAGAATTATGATAAACACTTGCATAAAGAGCTAATGCAAACTGTGTTTAATATCATAATAAAAACCATAGATGATGTAGCGCCTGACCAATGGCACGAAGCTAGAAAAGTTTTAGCTACTGAATCTATAGAAACTTTTGTAGTTGATTATGATACCATTTATAAGACGGAAAGAGGAAATAAAAGTGGTGAATTTTTAACAACAATAGTAAATTGTATTGCGAATGATATATTATCTTTTTATTCTTGGATTAAAACAACAGGAATTGATAGTATTGAAACTTTTAGAGATAATGTCGCTATAGTATCATTTGGAGATGATAAAATAGAATCCGTTTCGGATGAATTCGCAGAACAATACAATTATATGACCGTTAAAGAAGTGCTTACGAGGATAGGTCATAAAATTACTCCAGGATCAAAAGATGGGATTGAGCAACCGTTTACATCTATTGATAATCTCCAATTCATTAAAAGATCTTTTCATGAAATGAATGGTGAGATAACAGCTCCTTTGTTACAGAGGAGTATAGAATCTCCTTTCACATGGACAGAACTGTCATCGACTGATTTGTTATTGTGGGAGGGAATAATTAAAGAAAAGCTATATGAAGCATACTTATGGGGAAAGGATTATTATGAGGATTTTCGTTCTAGACTATCCAATTGTAATTCTCAACCTTTGAGATTGTATATAGCACCAATAGTAGCAGTGTCTTACGAGCAATGTGATTATTGGAAGAATTGTTTCAAATATGAGTAGTTTACAAGAAGAAGTATTTGAGGGTAACACCACTCTCTGGGATGTTTTGAATGCTCAAGGAATTCCAGAGTTAGCCGAGGAAACTCGTCGGTTAAAGAACCAATTAGATACTCTAGCGGTTACTGTTCAGAATTATCAGAATAATACCAATGCGGAAATAGTTCGTCTCACAACGACTGTTAACGAGTTGGACAATAAAACTGAGTCTTTAATTCTGGATATTAATTCTTTAAAGAGTTCTAATTTAAGTTTACAAACTAGTGTTGATAGTTTAAACTTAAGTGTGGAAACACTAAACTCTGAAGTTGGAAGCTTCAATGGCTTAATACAACAAATATCAACGTTGTACAGTACGCTTAGTTCTGAAGTTACTAGTTTGAGAAATCAAGTTAATAATTTGGAACGCTTTAGTGGTGGTATTGTTCGATATGGTGTTCAGTATAATGTTATTGAATGGCCTAGACAGGGTGGAACATTTCAAGCTTATGAATTGAATGTTACTGGATCGGGAGATTTCGTTCCGATTAATAGGATAGTATCAACTTTACGTCAGGGTGATACTTTACGACGATCTTGTGTATTTGGGATCGCCAATCCTAACGTAAACCCTGATGTTAATGGAGCTATTGCGCCACTTCTCGAAGGTGAAGCAGAG